ATATCAGATTGTCATCTGAATCCGTAAGCCGAATTGAATACACATCGTTTAGCCAAAATATACTAGCTTCTCCCCTGGAGTTTAAAATAACCGGGTTTGAATTGTACGCCGACGCGTTCTCATCGGTATATGTGGCCTGCGGATCACTTGTTCCGCTGTGATATGTGTACAGTTTTCCACCGGCTAACGGATTGCCATTAGCGTCAAGATACTGCTGTTTTGCCGATGGGCAAAGATAGACTGACATTAGGTTAGGGCTTTGAGCATATAAATAGTCCGTTTTTACCGCACGGCTGTCTCATCAATTATGTTCTGCATTGGTGCGTATCCCCTTATAATGCTAATATAGTTATTTCTTGCTTAATATCCCCACGGCTTATTAACCTATAGGCGGGATTTGTTGTTCCATAGGCGGGGCCTGTTGTTCCATAGGCAGTGCCAGTTGTTCCATAGGCGGGGCCTGTTGTTCCATAGGCGGGGCCTGTTGTTCCATAGGCAGTGCCTGTTGTTCCATAGGCAGTCCCTGTTGTGGTGCTTGTTCGGGCCTAATGTCCCCACTTTGCATCATCCCGTGTACTGTGCCTAGAACAATATCCTGAATCTGTTCGGGTGACATTCCGGACTGCACCGCGCTGATACGCTGGGTTTCGGCGGCGTATGCTTTGATTTCAGCCTCATAGTCTTTGCGTTTCTGGTCCTGCACCTCAATGGATTTACCCACGCTCTGAAGCATCTGATGTAGTTTATCAAGCTCCTGCCCCATTGCCTGCATCTGTAGTTCAGCCTGCTGTAGCTCAGGAGATTTCTCATCATCTTGCAACAGCTTCGGGTCAATTGATTTGGCGAATCTTTTGCCATCTGCTGGGCACCCGGCCAGTCCATATTCTTAATGAACAGATCACCGGCAACCTGCCAAGCTGAGGGTTAGACTGTAGAAGCAGACTCATAGCATCTAGAGCTTCCTGCCGCTTAGTCATATAGTTCGGCCCGGTAGTAACCACAACATCATATTTACCCACACTTGGGTTGTAAATACGCTCAAGTACTATACCCCTTTCGTCAACAATTTCTTTGACAGGCTCCGGCTGCATTGGGTTGATTTTTGCCATCTTAACCTCACCATCCACGCCGATAATGCGGGCAACGCGCTCGGTATCATATATTTTCGGAATGGCATCCACAAGCTGACGGGTAACATGCCGTACAGCGCGGGAAAGGTTATCTATGTAGTGGTAAGTCCCCGTATCCCCCTGCTTCTCACGCGCAAGAATGGCTTTCCCGGACCTCTCGTTAGACATCATACCCAAAGAGGCATCGTACTGCCCCGTAGCAGATTTAATATCCTCAGACGCTCCCATCTTTGCTTGAATGAGGCCTGTTTGTGCAAGAGGGGGCGCGGCACGCTGAGGGAGTGGGAGTGACTGCCCGGCTCCATCTGTAACATCCGCGTTTACTTCCAGATAAGGCCAGTTGTTAATATTGGCGGTTTTCCACTGATGTTCAAAACCTTCAAACTGTCCCCCATACCCGATAAAAGGCGCTTTAGGCGCCAGTGCAAGCATTCCGCCTCTTGGCTAACCCAGTAGTTATACATTCGCTGCGCGTCTTTGGCGTTACGCACAAGCCCAGAAACGAACATATTTCCGTCTACCTCAAATTCGTTGCCCACAACCCTGACAACAGGTATCCATTTACCCACCCATTCAGACTCTTCGAGAACTTCGTATCCATTCGTTTTAACCCCACATTACTTTCTTAACATCCGCCATACGAACACGAGAAGCCGGGAGGCCCATCAGCTTCATCTCCTCGTCTTCCGGCGAACCTTCAAAAGCCGAAACATCGCCGGGGTATAAATTGAGCTTCTTTTTTCGTGGGTATAGTAAAAGTACTCTGCAATACGGACGGTGTCTTCTGTAATCCACGAGGTTAAAGACGCGTCGCCGGTGCCCTGCGCCATGATCGTACTCACGGGGGTAGCGTCCGGCCAACTACGCTCATACTCTTCTTTTGTAATATCTGATGTGATAAAGCACCAATTCGCGTCTGCCCCGCATGGGTCTTGTATCATAGGGTCCATGTACACGCTGAAGCTGTTACGAACACGCCCTATACGAAGGTCTTGATCAAAACTATTGCTGTCGCAGTATTCCGTCAAGAGCCTTACATAGCCTTCTCCATATACTACTTGGTTATCACACGCAGTATCATAAGCTACATCCGCATCGGACATGTATTCGATATGCTTAACAATACCGTCAAAAATCTCAGCTACCTGATCATCACCCTCAGCGTCAACCGGGATGACCTTACCCGCCGGCCTGTTCTGCCTTTGCTCGTTGGTCACCTGCCGAACATGCTGAGGCAGTTTGTTGATGGTAAGGCACGGGCGGGCGCTTAGTGTCTGCCCTTGCACCGAACCGCGTGTTGACAACACATCTTCGGGCCATTGGTATTGATTATCCGGGTCTCCGGCAAAAAACTTAAGGTCTTCAAGCTCATTCTCTCGGGAAGAACTATATGCGCCCATCGCGTTAGACAACCGCGAACGCATTGTAGCCAACATTTCTTCCTGTGATTTCTTTTGGTTCGACATTAGGTTTTTTCCTTTGCTTTCTGTCTATACGAATCTTTTAGCTGCCTTCTTACGCGCCCATCCATGATAAAGTTGCCATATTTTGTGTATTATATGACTTTTTCTCATTATTCCTATACCCCCCACCCCGGGACGCTACCGGATGCGAAAAGGTCAACGCTAGCGCGTCGGCTGCGTCTGGACTTGCCAACCCTCGTTTCTTCATATCCTGCTTGGATTCAAGCTGCATCGCACCTTTTGAGTCGTACTTCGTCGTAGGGCCCACCAGGTCTTTTTTCAAGTACTTGTCTTGCGGTATATCCCCCTCTTTTAGCCAGTCACGCATAAGCCCCCATATCTCGGCCCTTTTGTTAACATACATCATGTGGTTGCGCGGCTTGCTTGCGAAGTTAACACCTTTAATTTTGTACCTCTGCTCTTTCAACCTGTCCACAATCCCCGCTCCGAGCCCCCCTTCGTCAACCGCGACCATCGCAGGGCGAAAGTCTTCTATAGCGTCAATCACCCTGCCGACGATCTCCATAGTGTCTTCGCCCTGATACTTGCGTATTTCTAACACTTTGCGCCCCTGCCTCACCACAATTACAGTGCTGTCTGCTCCAAATCGTGCGGGGTCAACTCCAACCGTTATTGGAGCCAACGGGTCTATTTCCAGCGCCCGCCCCATCGCGCCTTCCACAAGTGACGGGGATATGAACAAATCCTCCCCTGAGTCAGGGAACGCGCCATACACCTCAACATTCGCCTGATAACTTTCTGGACCGTACTCGTCAATGATTGACTTGTAAAACTCGACATCAGTGCCCTCTACTGATCGCGCATCAATAGTATCTGTATCCCAGAAATCCCGTTTACTGTTGAAGCACTCGTAAAAATACCCGCTGTTTCGTCTCGGGTTGCTGAACGCCAACCAGAACCGGTTAGGCGTGTCTTCTGTGAAAAACCCCGCAGCTACCGACCAGATAGAGTCTGGAATACCGCTGGACTCATCAAACACCAGCATCACCCCCGCGAAGTTATGCACCCCCGCGTAGCTGTCCGGGTTTTCCGAGGACCACAACTTTCCTTCAACCCCCCAGTATCTTGTGCCCAGCTTCAAATCTTGCTCCACCAAATCTGTCAGCCACTTTGCGGGTATCACGCGTGTGGCTGAAATCTCGAACCAGTGGCTGTTCAGCGCCATACTGAGCCATTTGGTAATTTCCGCCCAAGTCACGGACCTTAGCTGACTCTCACTGTTAGCACTGACAATAGCTGTGCTTCCTATGCGGGTGCTCACCATCCAATGTACCAACCAGCTCACCAGCGCTGACTTCCCAATACCCCGCCCGGACGCTCGGGCCATTCGCAGCACATCATACATGCTCGTTTTACCCGCGTTGCGGGCTACATGCGTGCCTATATCCCTCAACACTTTCTTTTGCCATCTGCGGGGGCCCCTGTGTTTCTCTAACGGTGTGCCCGCCTTCCCCCAGGGAAAAACATACATCACAAATGCTAGTGGGTCGTTCTTCAACTGCGACGACCAAAGATGCGTCATTAGCATCTGTTCGTCTTGTGGGCTGTATCTCAGATTCTGCATCAGCTTTTTTCGGTTTCTTTTGGTGCGCTTGTCCGCAATCTGCTTACCGAGTGCAAACCCCCACTATCTTTAATGCGCTTTTTACGCTCGTCTTCTGTCTGCACAACCTCAAACCCCGCATCAACGACACGGCTGTTGGCCTCTAACAACGCGTCTTTAATGCTTATACGCTGATCTACCTCGATGCTTACATGTTGCTTAGCTACCCACCCATGGCGATGTTTAAGCAGCTCTAACGCGGCTTTTGTGTCCCCACCTTCCGTTGCTGCTGTGTACATCGTATCCGCCAAACTCAACTCAGCTTCTGCCTTTGCTTGACCTACAACATGTTCGACAGCGGAATCAAAATCCATTAACCTGCGAAACTCAATTGGGGTTAAACCCGCAGCGTAAGCAAGACTTTCACCCGTTAACCCGGTTCTTGCGGCTTTATACAGTGCGTCAAGTATCTTTTCGGTGGCCACGACGGCTCTCGGCGCGTATACAAGTGAATAGATATGGTTCATATTACAAATATAAAAAAATTCAGCGGTTAGTGGTGTGCCCTGCTGTCTAAA